AAGGCTGATCCGGGCGGCACCTTGTTGGGGGTGGCCACGCCATCAATTGCCAGCCTGCCAACGGACAGCCGGTTGATCAGCCTCAAGGACCTGCCCGCGGGGTATGTACTCAGCCGCGGCGATTACCTCGCCTTTGCCTACTGCAGCTCGCCGGAGCGTTACGGCCTGCACACGGTGGTAGATGCCTCGGTTGTGGCCAGTGGTTCTGGCAGCACGGCCGCGTTTCAGGTGCAGCCCAACCTGCGCCCCGGTGCTGCGGTCAATGCGGTTGTCACATTGGTGCGGCCCGTCTGCAAAGCCGTGATCATTCCCGGTTCTGTCAGCCCCGGCCGCCAAAACCGGTTCCTGACCGAAGGCATCTCTTTCCAATTTATCCAGACGCTGAGGTAGCCCATGCGTACGCTAGACACAGCAGTCCTTGCCCACCTTCAGCAGCGCGGCACCCAGCATGCGCAGCTTTTGGCATGGGTGCAGGCGCGCAACCGCGAGACAGACGCGATCGAGACAATCGGGTTCTGGACCGGCGCGGATCATGAGGACTTTGTCGTCAATGGCCAGACCCGCACCTACTACGGTGCCGGCACGATGCTGAAGGTCAACCCGCTGATCGGTGAAGCCGGGTTAAAGGTGCGCACCTCGCGCCTGAAACTTTCCCATCTGGCCCCGGAGGTGCAGATCGCCATTCGCGGCTATGACGCCCGCAACGCGCCCTGTGAGCTGCACGTGGCCTATTTCGACCCGGTGTCACACGCGCTGATAGATAGCCCTCAAAGGGTGTTCAAAGGGGTGATTGCAGGGGTTGATATCACCCGCGGGGAGATCGGCAATGAGGGAAGTTGCGAGGTTGGCCTGCTCAGTTCTGCCCGCTCGATGATCCGCACGCTGGCCCTGAAGAAGTCTGACACAGCCCTGCGCGCCCGCGCACCGGGTGACGCATTCCGCCAGTACACCGATATCAGCGGCACGGTTGAGGCCGTCTGGGGCGAGCAACGCGCAGCGGCACCCTCTGCACCTGCGGCAGCCGCGGCACCATCCCCGTCCCGCGAAAGCCCCGGCAAATGAGCGCCCCTGCCCGGTTCCCTGACTGGCGCAAGCGCCTGACGCTCTACCTCTCCGGCGTTGGCCGGATAGCATTTAAGGACGGTGTGCATGATTGTGCGTTGTTTCTGGCCGGCGGTGTCACAGCAATGACCGGCCAAGACTACGCCGCCCCCTACCGGAACCGCTATACCACCCTGCGCGGCGGCTTGCGTATCCTGCGCAAGCAGGGGTTTGACGATCACGTTGCCCTTGCAAAATCGCATCTGAGGGAAAAGCCGATCGCATTTGGCTGCGAGGGTGACGGCGCTGTCGTTGCCACGCCACTGGGCGACGCGCTTGGGATTGTGCAAGGCGCTGCAATCTATGTGCTGCTGCCAACCGGCCTTGCTCTGGTACCGCTGACCGACGCTTCTTGCGCGCTGGAGGTCTGAATGGTCGCCCTTGCAACAGCAATCAGTGGGATCGCGACATCTTTCGCTGCGACTGGCGTCGGATCATTTCTGACCACCACTGCCTTTGGCAAATTCTTGACCTCGGTTGCTTTATCCGCCCTGAAGGCCGCACTGACCAAGCAGCCAAAGGCGCGGCAATCTGGTATCAAAACCCGCCAGACCCAAACCGGGGGCGTCACGCCCGCCTCCTTTGTGCTGGGCAGCTACGCCACCGAAGGCCAGCTTGTTTGCCCGCCAATGACCCATGGCAGCGCTGGTGGTGTACCCAATGCCTACCTCACTTATGTGGTCGATCTTGGCGACATTGCGGGCCACGGCTTTGAGGGGCTGATCCTTGAAGGCGAGCGGGTTGAGCTGGGGCAAACCGCCCACGCGGATTACGGCATGCCGATCCTCGGCCGCTTTACCGATCACGCATGGGTCAAGTTCTATGACGGCAGCCAAAGCACGGCCGATCCAATGCTGTTGGAGAAATACGGCAGCGCTGCTGAGCGGCCCTGGACGGCCGAGATGGTTGGTGCCGGCATCTCCTATGCCATTGTGACCTTCCTGTTCAATCGCGAGATATTTGGCGGCTTTCCCAAAGTGCGTTTCGAGATCACCGGCATTCCGCTTTATGATCCGCGCAAAGACACCAGCGTCGGCGGTTCAGGCGCGCACCGCTGGTCTGATGTCAACACATGGGAACCCTCAGAGAACGTCGCTGTGCAGTCCTACAACGTGCTGCGCGGGATTGATCTGGGGGGCGGCAACATCTGGGGTGGTGACGCTGAGGCTGATGATCTGCCACTGGCCAATTGGTGGGCGGCGATAAACCTTGCCGACACCCAGACAGCGCTTGTCGCGGGCGGCACTGAGGCGCTGTACGGCAGTTCAATTGAAGTTTCTGTGGATGAAGAACCGGCTGCTGTCGTTGAGGATTTGCTGCGCGGTTGCTCTGGGAAAATTGCCGAGAATGGTGGGGTTTGGAAAATCAGGCTGGGTGGGCCGACGCTGCCTGTCTATTTCTTCACGGACGAGGACATCATTGTCACCGACACCGAAGAGTTCTCGCCCTTCTCCTCCAGCTCTGATCCGCTGAATGGCGTGCAAGCGGTCTACCCCGACAAGGACAGCCTGTGGGAACCCCGCGATGCACCCGCGCTCTTTAACGACGCCTATGAGCTGGCAGATGGCGGCCAGCGCAATGTGGCTGATCTGTCGCTCGTCGCCACCCCCTACCCGCAACAGGTGCAGCGCGTCATGCGTGCCTATCTGGAAGAAGAGCGCCGGTTTCGCCGTCATGTTCTGAGCCTGCCCCCGGATGCGGTGCCGCTGGAAGCCCTTGATGCGGTGTCCTGGACATCTCAGCGCAATGGCTACATCGACAAGGTCTTTGAGGTGAACCGCCTGATCGATCCGCTGTTGACCGGCACGCCGCGTCTGGCGTTGCAGGAACGCGACCCGGAAGACTACGATTGGTCAACCGATTTTGAACTGCCCGTCACCAGCGTTTCACGCGGCGTTAGTGTGTTGGCCGCGCAGGGCGTTGACGGCTTTGCGGTTGAGGCGTGGAGCATCAGGAACGGCGATGATGCCCCGGCCCGTCCTGCTATCCGTATGACTTGGAACGGTGCGCAAGAGGATGTGCGCGGCGTGTTGTGGGAAGTGCGGCTGTCTGGCGGCGCGCTGGTCACACAGGGCAGCACGCTGGATGTCGCAAGCGGTGAGTTGATCCTGAGCCAAGGCATCTTGCCTGCCACAGATTACCAAGTTCGGGCCCGCTTTGATGTGGCGCGGCCAACCACGTGGTCGGACTGGCTGAATGTCACAACGCCTGATCTACGGCTGGGTGTTGCGGATCTGAACGCAGAGGTGAACGCCGCCTTTGAGCGCCACGACGTCGCACTGGATGATGCGGACGGCACATTGGGCGCACTGCGCGATGCGGTGACGGACGCGCTGGGGCCGCTGGATGTGCCGATCAGCCTGCGCGACAGCGTGATTGAGGTGATTGGTCCGCTCGACGGCACAGACCGATTTGCCGAGGTCATCGAGGCCTATGGCCCGCTTGATGTTGAGATCACACTGCATGATCGCCTCGGCACGGTTGAGGGCAATTACACGCTTGAGCAGCCCGAGCGCGCCCAGACAGCAAAGACGATCGACATTCTGAGCCAGCAGCTGCTGCGGCTTCAGGTGGATCAGCGCAAGACCAGCCAGACCCTCAACGCCGCTGGCATCTACGTCAATCCTGAACTGGGCGAGGTGCGCATTGAGGCACTGTCTCAGACCGAGGAGGCGCTTACAGAGGTTCAGATCAAGGCGGATGCGCTGGAAGCCTCGTTCGCCTTCACCGCAACTGAGACTTTTGTCATCCACGAAGTGTCCCGCGCCGTTATCGACCCCAGCCAGTATCCGGTCTTTGATGGGCTGAGCGCCCGGATCAGTTCGGTTGAGATCACCGGCAATGCCAACGCCTCTGCAATCACCCTGAAGGCCAACACAACAACCGTTGATACCCTGTCCGCCACGGTGGATGAGGCGGTGATTGATATCGACAATTTGCAAAGCCAAATTACCCTGCGCGCAACCAAAACCGAACTGGATGCTGTCACGCTGCGCGTCACCACCGTTGAGCAAACTCTGTCGACCATCGATGGCGGCAGCCTATCCACCGTGGTCAGTGATGTTTCCGAGCTTTTCGCCGCCAACGAAGTGCAAGCCGCGGCGACCATCGAGCAGGTTCTGAACGCATGGCGCTCGCGCAGCGCGGTGCGGCGCGACTTCGCCCTGGCGCGCGAGGACATCACCGCGCGCGTTGAAGACGGCGAGGCCGCAACAGCAAAGATTGCGGCCAGCGTCGCGGTCAGTTTTG